TGAGAAGGACAAGCTGCTTGAGGTGCTATCGGGTACGAAGCAAAGGGTCCGAGTGTACCGGAACGCCGCCGATGAGCAGGCTTGGAACGCCGGAGAGGTCGATCTGCTGCTGCTGCATCCTGCCAGCTGCGCGTACGGCCTGAACCTGCAGCAGGGAGGGCATCACATAATCTGGTACGGCTATCCGAACTGGAATCTGGAGCTTTACCAGCAGGCCAACAAGCGCCTGCACAGGCAGGGGCAATTATATCCGGTTTTTGTCCACCATCTGGTGGTCCAGGGCGGCATGGATGAGGACGTAGTGGCCGCGCTGCACAGCAAAGGCGACACCCAGGAGGCGCTGATGCAGGCGCTGAAGGCGAGAATAGGAAGATATACGGGAGGTAAAACGGCATGAAGGCAGAAGTGTTTAACCAGATAGTAGAAGCGCAGCTTGAACGCTGCAGAAAAATACTTTGTCTCAAAGCGAAGGAATATGCTACCGAGGACCGGCTTCACAATTTCCGCGTGGCCGCGGCTCTTGAGGGCATAACTGTGACGCAGGCTTTGGTTGGCATGATGGCCAAGCATACGGTGTCGGTATACGATATGGTAATGAGCGGGCAGAGTTATCCGATGGAGCTTTGGGACGAGAAGATAACGGACCATATTAACTACCTGCTGCTGCTTAAGGCGGCGGTGGAGGAAAGCGAGTAGGAATAGAGTCAGGCATTGACAAGGGGGCCATGAGATGGATTATCGCAAACTTGCTATTGACGAGCTTCGCAATATCGAGCAGCTTAGAGCTGCCGAGAAGGTGTGTCGGGACAGGCTTCTCGAACTGAACGAAAGCCTCAAGAGTCTGAAGACTTCGACACCTCAGTCGGACCCGGTGCGTGGTGGGGGCAGCCAGACCGAGGAGCGCTGGCTTAATCTCATTGCCGCGAAGATGGACGAGGAAAGGCGGCTTAAAAGTATCCAGCGGAGGCTGAGGCGATTCAATACGGCCTGGGCGGTGCTGAGCGAGAGAGACCAGGCCGTTTTGACTGAGTTTTACATAATGGGTGGTAGCGGCTGTGCTGAGCGTATAGCGGCAAAGGAGTGCTGCGATAGGGTAACGGCATATCGCTGGAAAGACGATGCATTAATTCGCTTTGCAAGGGCTTTCTATGGTGAAGTTATGGCCTGAAAAGATGCGACAAAAATGCAACTTGACAAGTAGGAAATCTATGATATAATGCTATCGTCAATAAGTGTATCCAAGGTCGTGCCGGTTTTCCGGGGCGGCCTTGTTTTTTGACAAGAAAAAATCCCCGCCTTATTCAGACGGGGGTTCTGTGGCGCGGTCGAGCGAGCGGCGCGCGTCCTCTATGATGAGAAAACGGACGTATTCGCTGGCGTTCATGCCGAGCCGCGCGGCGCTGGCTTCTAGTAAATCCTTGACCTGCGATGAAAGTCGAATATTGATTTGCGTATCCTTGTTTGCCGGTTTATTGGACATCGTGTTTTCTCCCCTTTACCATTTGAACAATTGACAGCACGACATCGACCGCTATGAGCACAAGGATAATGATGTCAACAGCTGCAAGATTGCTAAAGTCGATAAGCTTTAGTACAACCAATAAAATGAGCGCCAGCGTTAAAAGATTTTGCAAATGCTTCACTTTTTCGGATGGAAATGGTATAATATGATTACCCCCAGAGGGGGGAGGAGGCTTATCGCCTCCTCCGGCTCTTGCCTTTAGATTTGGTTAGTTCTATTAGCTTGCCGGCAATTTGGACTACTAACCATATCACGGTGAGAGCCTTTATTATTTTGTCTAAGTCCATTCCATCCGTTCACCTCCTTTCTGATTATAGTATAGCATATGTATATACAATTGTCAATAGGTTTTTGCTAAATTTCTAAAAATTTTTTAATTTTTGTAATTGGTTCCAGAGCGTCAGCCACTTGACCGGCGCTTTTTTCATGCCCAGAGATAAAAGGCCGGGCGCTTAGACAGCTCATAGGTTCCTTGACCCTCCTACCTATGGCCCCGGCCTGTCTCTGGTAGTTATTTGCGAGGTGGTGAGATTGCCCAGGGCGCCGAACGAAAAAGTAAACGAGGCATATAGCTTGTACAGGCAAGGCGTTCCCCTGGTCGAGATAGCCAAACGGCTTGAAATGCCTGCAGGAACTGTCCGGCGCTGGAAGAGCGTTTACAAATGGGATGGCGAGCGTTCGAATAAAAGCGAACGTTCGCAAAAAAGCGAGCGTTCGGAAAGCGAACAGAGCGCTATTGCCGAGCTCGTTAATTCAAACCTCACCGATAAGCAGAAGCTGTTTTGCGTCTATTATGTCAAGAGTTTTAATGCTACTAAAGCCTACCAGAAGGCTTACGGGTGCAGCTATGAAACAGCGCTGACAAATGGTCCATCGCTGCTAGGAAATGCTCGGATTCGTGATGAAATCGCCAGGCTTAAGCAGGCAAAGCTTAATAAGGCGATGCTTGAACCTGAAGACATTTTCCAGAAGTACATGGACATAGCCTTCGCCGATATTACCGATTACGTTGAGTTCGGGAAAAAGACTGTTCCGGTTATGGGTCCGTTCGGGCCAATCGTTGTTGAGAATGAGGAAACCGGAGAAAAGAAAGAACTTACGAAAGAAGTTAACGTAGTCCATTTCAAAGAGAGTTCCGAAGTGGACGGCACCCTTATAAGCGAAATCAAGCAGGGCAGGGACGGCGCCAGCATTAAGCTGCTTGACCGCATGAAAGCTCTGCAATGGCTAGCGGAGCATATGGATATGGCAACCGAGGAGCAAAAGGCTCGGATTGAAGCCCTAAAGGCGAAGGCACAGCTTTACGATGATGGCGACACCGAGGACGACGGCTTTATCGAGGCTCTTGCCGGGAAGGTTGAGGACGTGTGGCAGGACGAATAAGGCAAGCGACATTTAAGTTTAAGCCGTTTTCCAAGAAGCAGCTGAAGGTCCTTACCTGGTGGATGCCAAACTCTCCGGTGCGTGATTATGACGGTATTATTGCCGACGGCTCCATACGCTCAGGTAAAACGCTGTCCATGTCGCTGTCCTTTGTACTGTGGGCGATGGAGAGTTTTCAAGGGCAGAATTTTGCCATGTGCGGCAAGACAATCGGGTCCTTTAGGCGTAATGTGCTTGTCTTGCTGAAGCAAATGCTTCGTTCTAGGGGATACGGCATCTCCGACCACCGCGCGGACAATTTGCTAATCGTGACCCGGAAAGGCGTCACGAATTATTTTTACATTTTCGGCGGCAAGGATGAGCGTTCGCAGGACCTAATCCAGGGCATTACCCTGGCCGGATGCCTGTTTGATGAGGTTGCGCTTATGACGGAGAGTTTTGTGAACCAGGCCACCGGCCGCTGCTCAGTCGACGGTTCTAAGTTCTGGTTTAACTGCAATCCAGGCAGCCCTCAGCACTGGTTCAAGCTCAACTGGATAGACAAAGCTGCTGAGAAGAACCTGTTGTACCTTCACTTCACGATGGAGGATAATCTCGCGCTTACGGAGAAGATTAAGGCGCGCTATCGCTCCATGTATTCCGGCGTGTTCTATAAGCGTTATATCGAGGGGCTTTGGACGGTTGCCGAGGGGCTTATTTACCGCCTCTTTGTGGAGAACGAGGAGCGGTATTACATTGACCGCAAAGACGTTCCGCGGCTTAAATACATCGAGGTCGGCGCGGATGTTGGGGGCAATAAATCAAATCACGCCTTCGTCGCAAACGGCTTCGATGAGGATTTCCGGGTGATGTATGTTTTAAAGGCAAGGTCGATTAAGGCTGACGGCGTATCGGTCTCTCAGTTTATTAATGAATTTGTCAAGTTTGTGGATTCGGTAATCAAAGACTACGGCTTTGTCGACACCTGCTGGCCGGACTGCGCCGAGGCGGCAATAGTGAACGAGCTGGCGGCCAAAACGCCATACCGTATCCGCGGCAGCATCAAGGGCGAGATAATCGACCGCATACGCTGCGCGGATATTCTTTTTTCGGAAGGACGAATTAAGCTTGTCCGCGGGGAGACCGAGGACCTTGCCGCCGGCCTGCGCACGGCCGTGTGGGACCCGGATAAGTTTGAAGATACCCGACTGGATGATGGCACCAGCGATATTGACATCCTGGACGCCTGGGAGTATGGATACACGCCTCATATGAGACGGTTGCTTAGGAGTTGGAAGAATGAAAATACCTGATAGCGTGAGAATCGGCGGCGTTGTTTACGCCGTAAGATATGAAAAGCGCTTGAATAATGGCTCAAATCTGGCTTATGGGCACATTGATTATGATAAGGCGCTTATTAGACTAGCTTCAAATTTGCAGTCTTTCCAGGGAGAATGCCAGACTTTTTTACACGAGATACTCCACGGGATTGCAAAGCATTTTGGCTTGGATGTTGAGGATGATGAGGAAACCATAGATAAGCTCGCAAGGGGCCTTTATATGGTAATAGCTGATAACCCGGATATATTCCGGTAATAGAAAGGCCAACTCTTTCGAGTTGGCTTTACCTTTCTATTTGCCGGACTTGTTTTTTGTTGGATCGACCAGAATGTATCCTTGGCCGGGCTTATCGGTTGGGGACAGAGTGTGGCCCTTTGGTGCGGTTATTTCTTTTCCTGTACGCCCACCTCTAGGTCCGACCTGCTCATACTGGCCAGATTTTGGTGCCGGCTGCCCTAGCTTTAATTTTCCCATAAGACACCATCCTTTCTGTTTTGATAACTATAGTGTAGCACTAATTTTTTGGAAATTCGACAGGAAATGTAATTTCATTTCCGCGGAAGGAATTGATGCCTATGCTCGAGAGATTTCGGGACTGGATAAAGCGCATATTCGGCAAGACGCCTGTGGCTGAGAAAGAAGAATATCAAAACGCTCAATACGCTCTGCGTTACGAGGATATTCGCAAAATAAACTTTGGGACCATATTTGCACACCGGCTTGCGAACAAAGTCTGCGCCGACAGCACGATTACGGTTACGGCGCCGAACGGCGGGCCAACCGCCCGGTCGGAGTTTATTGACAAAGCCCTGCAGAAAGTGTGGGCAAAATTAAAGAAAATCACCGCCCAAACCTTAGGCAAGGGCGGTGTTGTTATTGTTCCGTATATCAGCGGGAATAAGCCGCAGTTTGATGTTGTAGGGCAGGAGCGAATGTGCATTACGGGCCTGGATGGCGATGACATAACAGGCATGTCGCTGATAGCCGATTATGCAACAGTCGGCGATGTAACTTATTATCGCATCACTGACTACTCCTTGGAAAACGGAGTACACACAATCAGAAACAGGGCCATCGACAAAACTGGCGCCATCTATCCCATGTCAATAGTTCCTCAGTGGGCGGATATCACAGAGGAATTTTCAATCCAGGGCGTCAAGCAGTTGCTCCTGGCGTATATCAAATCGCCGATTGACAATCGGAAGGACAAGGATATATACGGTGTGCCGATAACCTACGGCAGCGAAGCCATCATAGAGGAGCTGTACAAATGTCTTGAGGATTTTGCCCAGGAGTTCGAGCTGAAGAGAGCGTTTGTCGGAGTGGATGAGTTATTGCTCGGCAAGGATAATAAATTGCCGGCCAACGGGCTTTTCAAAAAGTTCAGCGGCTCCGGAGCTTTGAAAGCAGACGGCGAGTCGTTTTGGGAAATCTTCGACCCTGCAATCCGCGACAGCTCATATAAAAATCGTTATGACATGCTCTGCGCGCAGTTGGAACAGTCGATAGGCACATCGAGAGGCATTCTGACGGAGCCGACGACGGCCACGGCGACAGCCACCGAAATAAAGGCCGCAAATTACGATACCTTCTGCTTGGTGGACGATATTCGCAAGGCTCTCGAAGTAGCATTCCAACAGCTTGCATATGCCTATGACGTACTGGCTGAGGCTTTCGGCTTGACGCCGGCGGGGGCGCGCGGTCAATATGCGATATCGTTCGACTGGGATTATTCGGCGCTTGAGTCCACGACAGAAACGTTCAATCAGCTGTCCGAGCTGGAGAGCCGCGGCCTCATCAGGAGCGCCCGCCTTGTTTCCTGGGTTACCGGGTTGAGTCTTGAGGAAGCCCAGAGAGAAATAGACGAGGCTAGGGCGATGAGTACGCGGGTGGAGGAGCTGATATAGCAGATAGGCGATATGTTGTCTGAAGAGAAGCTGGAAGCTTTGCTTAATAAAATCGAAAACCGGATAGACGCTGTAAACAGGTTCTATCTCAAAAAGGTCGGGGAGCAGATAAAAGAAATCGGCAAGCTGTCCCCGGCCTCTGTACATAAGCTTATCCAGATACGCAAGGCCGGCACCAGCGTTGAGGAAATAAACAAAGCCCTTGCAGAAGCCACGGGCAAAAACATTGGCGATATTAAAAAACTTTATAGGGAAGCCCTGAACGAGACCTATGCGGACTATGAGCTGATGGCAATTTTGAAGGGTGTTCCTCTGCCGCCGCTTTCGCAGAACAAGCAGATGCAGCTGATTCTGGAAGCGGTGTACTGCGTCACCGAGGAAACGATGAAGAACTGGTCTAACACGACCAACATCTCAGCGACCTACAAGGAGCTGGTTTCCGACGCGATACAGGCAGCGGTATCTGGCGTAAGCGATTATAACTCAGCTATGCGCCGGGCGCTTGAAAAGGCTGCGCTTGAGGGGCTGCGCGTTACGTATGAAAGCGG